GTCCTAATTTGTTTTCAAGTTCACCGTAGGCTTTAGCCATGTCTTCAGCGTTCTTAAATTTTTCTGGTAACCATTCAGGTCTACTTTCATTCTCAAAAGTTTTATCTTGAGCCGAGTCTGTTGGTTGTTCAGAAGTTGTTTCAGCTTCTTTTATTTCTACTTTTTCTACCATTTGTTATTATCCTCTTGGTTTTGTAACGTTGTCTGCAACTTTAGGTGCAACTGCTTGTGCAGTGTCCATCATTTGTTGTTGTTGTTGCATTTGCATTTGTTGTTCTTGTTCTGCTTGTAATTGTTCAGGGGACTTAATTAAGTTCTCAGTTTCAATTCCATGTCCTGTTGCAAGTCTTTCAATTAAATCACCTATGTTTAATAATTGTACTGCTTGAGGATTCATTTGTGCTAACTGTCCTATCTCTCCTACAAACTCTCTTAGTTTCTGTAAGTCATTACCTCTACCTAGTGCTTCAACACCAGTAATAATAGTTGGTCTTACAGAACCTTTTGGAAGTTTTGGTATTTCGTTTTTACTTCCCATTCTTGTCATAAGAAGAGAGACTAAAGGTAATTGTAATTCTTGTGATAATAAAGAATAAATTCCACCCATAGCAGTCTCAAGTTCATTAGCCATATATCTAATTTCTTGAGCCGTAACTCTCTCTGCTTGACGTTGAATTGCTGTGTTAAGTAAGAATGCGTATGCTAATCTTTCTTCAAGTCTAGCAATTGCTTTCTCTACTGTTTGTAAATCATAAAATTTCTCTGCTTGTAATACTGATACATCGTCTCTGCTCCCAGAAATAATGTCACCATTTCTAGATTTTGCAATATCCATTTTCTTTGTAGTCGAATTTGGTTTTACTAAGAAAACCATTTTAGCTGACGCAGCGGCACTTTCTACAAGCGCTTGTGATAATCCTTCTAAAGATTTTAAGTCACCAATTACTTCGTCTACAAAACTTCTTCCATAACTTTCTGAGTCAACTCTAATCATTCTTAAAGCTAACCATGGAAGTTGGTCTGCGTTGTGTTCACCAACTGAAGTAGGTATTTTTATTCCTTTTACTTCTTGGCATACATAATATTTTTTATTATTTAGTTTGTAAATATGTGTATATAAATCACAATGTGTTTCCGACTGAGCATCTTCTTTACTCATCATTTGTAAAACTTGTTCTCTAATTTCTAGGTCTAATCCTAAAACAGATACACTTTCTTTTACAACTATTTCTAATAAGTTTCCCTCACCGTCTCTCTTGCATACATATTGGTTAAGAGGAAAAACTCTCATACTGCCTTCTTTAGGCATATGACATAAAACATTTCCACCAACAATTAAATGTTTGATTGCTTCAAATATTGGAACTCTAATTGCAAGTGACTCAATCTTACCCATAACTTCTCTTTCAATTTTTGCTAATGATTTTTCAATAGCTGTTTTAAGTTGTGGTTGTTCATCGACTTGTTCTTTAGCTTTGCCTGATATTGCCAATCTAAAAAATGGTTGATTTGGGGGGAGTAGCAACAGTAAGAGTTTACTGGCTAAATTGTTTACACCTCTACTTCCAACAGATTGGAAAGGGCTATAAAAATCTTGTGAAGGGGCGTGAGAATCTTCTGGAATTAAAGTTGGTATTGTCAATTCAGAACACTGTCTTCCACGATTTAAAAAGTGTTCTCTTTGTTCAGACAGAGAATTGTATCGGCTTTCTGCCGTGTTATGTAAATTATCTGCCATTGTAAATTACCTATATAATTGTTTGCGAACTACCAGGGATGTTTAAATCCGTTTGCATACCTATTGTTCCTTTTTTCGATTTCTTCTTCTTTGCTATTTCCATAGCGTCTTCAGAAGCTAGTTCGATAGTAGGTGCTAATTCATCGCCTGATGAAACGGCTTGTCTTACTGGCGTAATAGGTTCTTGTTGGGGTGGGTTTCTGTTTCCTCCTACACACATAGTTATTTCCTTCCTTTAATAAGTTGGTATTGTTAAATTACTAGATTGTGATGTAGTCACATCCGAAGATTGTGATACACTACTTTTTTTCTTTTTATCGCTGACCACTGGAGTATTGTCTATCTCTGGTGGACTAGCTTTTGGGTCGAATGTATTACCGTCTACGTATTTAATATTAGGGTCAGGTCTTGTAACTACAGGTGCTTGTTTCGTTGATGACATGCACATAGTTATCTCCTATCCTAATAAGTTTTCTTCGTTACGTTTTTTTAATTCGACCAACCAATTAACTACACTTCTTTGTCCTGCTTTAAACCAAACTGTACGTTCATCATCTTTTAAATCAGCACTTTTTTCTGGAAAAACTTTGTCTAAAGTTTTAACAAGTTCTTCCACTGTGTAAGGTAATTGGATGTCATCTAAGGGGTTCATATCTTTTTCCTTCTAATATGGGTACTATTAGCCCCACAAATCTCCAGTCATACTACCTTTTGCATATTCAGTAGCACGGTTTTCAAAGAAATTTGTATGTTCTACGCCATTTAAAACCCAATCAAGCCAAGGCAATGGGTTATCTTTGACAGCAAAATTAGGTTTTAATCCTAATTGTAATAATCTTCTGTCTGCTATGTGACGTATATATTGTTTAATTTGATTTGGCTCGATACCTTCTACTCCACCTTGTTCAAAAGCTAGGTCAATAAATTTATCTTCTAATGATACCATATCTCTTGCAACATCGTATAAAGTTTTTTTGAAATCATCATTCCAAATATGTTTGTTCTCATCTATTAAAGCATGAAATAATTTTATCATGTTATCTACGTGATGACTTTCATCTCTTATGGACCAGGTAACTATCTGACACATGCCTTTCATTTTTCCAAATCTTTGAAAGTTAAGTAACATTACAAAAGAAGCAAAGAGCTGCAATCCTTCTCCGAATGCTGAGAACGTTGCAAGTTCTCTAGCCATACCTTCTATACCTTCACCTTTATTTCTAAAAAGATAATCATGTTTGTCAGCCATAGCTTTATATTCTTGAAATGCTTTGTATTCACTATCTGGTAATCCAATAGTATCATTAAGTAATGAATAAGAATGAGCATGATTAGCTTCACTTGTTGCTATAGAAGACAACATCATTCTAATTTCTGGTGGTTTAAATTTTGGAATATAATTATCAAGGTACGCTTGAGCAATATCTACATCGCCTTGCGTAAAGAACTTTAATATTTGTGTAATTAAATTCTTTTCCTTTTCATTTAATCTTTCGTTCCAGTCTCTTACATCTTCGGCTAAAGGCACTTCGCTTGGTAGCCAGTGCATTTTTTGTTGTTGGTCATAAGCTTCAAAAGCCCATGGGTATTGAAACGGTTTGTAGTGATTTCTTTCTTTTAATAAACTCATCCTAATAGTTCTACTCCTTCTATAATAATTAATATTAGTAACTCAATTACTAAGACACTGTGATACACAGTCCATAATACTGTTTGTTTTTCTTTTTTCTTTTTATTGCAAGTGCAATATTTTTTTTTTGGTTTGTCCATGTCGTCAAATATACTATTGTCTGTCATTTTCCTTGTCCTCGATTCTTTAATTGTTTTCTGTTTCTTCCTTGTCGTTTCTTTTTATTCATCATGCTTGTGCTTGGTCTCCCACCAATGCTAGTCTTTTTATATCTAGACCTAGTTTCATGTGCTACGTCATTTGATAATAAATTGTTTTTCTTTTTTGCCATTATGCGTGACAAGCTAGACACTCGTCTTCTTCTGCGTCTGGTCTAACTTTCCTTTCTATCTTAGTTGAAATTATTTCTGCTCTTTTGATTGCTTCTGAACGACAATAGTAAAGAGTCTTTAATCCTTTTTTCCAAGCTGACAAATGTAGTAAATGTAAATCTTTAATATTAACATCTGCTGTTACAAAAATATTTAAACTTTGTGACTGACAAATAAATTTTTGTCGGTCAGCAGCTAAGTCAATAACCCAACGTTGGTCTATTTCAATAGCAGTAGCAAACACATCTTTTTCCCAGTCAGATAATTCTTTTAAATGACGGACAGAACCACGTTTAGCTAAAATACTTTTCCATGTAGTCTCATTATCTATTTCTTTTTCTTTTAATAATTTTTCTAGATATTTATTTTTCATTAAAAAAGTACCACTCATAGTTTTTTGACTATAAACATTTGCTCTAAGTGGTTCGATGGATGGACTAGTGCTACCACAAATAATACTGCTAGTAGCGTTAGGAGCTATAGCTAATAAGTGTGCGTTACGTAATCCAGTTCCTACCATGTCTGGTGCTTCACCTTTTTCTTCTGCTAGTTTTCTAGAAGTTTCTTCAGCTTGTAATTTTATATGTCTAAACATAGATATGTTTTGACCTTTAGCTAAAGCACTTCCGAAAGGTATTTTTTTACTTTGTAAATACGAATGGAAACCCATTGTCCCCAGTCCAATACTACGTTCACGCATAGCAGAATACTTAGCACGGTGTAAAACATCAGGAGCGTTATTAATAAAATACTCCAATACATTGTCGAGGAAGCGAACCACGTCAGGTATGAAGTTAGTGTTTTCTTTCCATTCATCATATGTTTCTAAGTTAAGAGAAGACAAACAACATACTGCTGTTCGTTCTTCATTTGTTGGTAATGTAATTTCACTACATAAATTTGATTGATGTACTTTTAATCCAATTTTCTTCTGAGACTCCGGCAAAGACTTTTGGATTGTGTCAATGAAACTGATATAAGGTTCACCAGTTGCCACTCTAGTCTCAAGAATTTTTTGCCATAGTTTTTTAGCAGAGACTTTTCTAACCACTCGTCCTGTATGTGGGTCAATAAGTTCCCAACTGTCATCGGCACTAGGGTCAACAGTGCATTTATCAATAACAGACATAAACTTATCAGAGATATTAATACCATGGTGCAGATTAAGACACTTACGATGAATGTCCCCACCACTAGGTTTACGCATTTCAATAAACTCTTCAATTTCTGGATGTGATATATCTTGGTATGCAGCATAACTTCCTCTCCTTGTTTTACCTTGACTGAACGCTAACATTTCTGAGTCAACTACGTGCATGAAAGGAATTGAACCAGACGATTGTGAGCCACCACTAGTTGACGTACCGTCACTTCGTATGTGTCCCCAATATCCACCAATTCCTCCACCCACTGAAGCTAACCAAGCATTCTCTGTGTAGTGTTCTGTTAATCCAACTCGACTATCTGGTACATAATTAAGAAAGCACGAAATAGGCATTCCTCTTTTAGTTCCTCCATTAGTCAAAACAGGTGTAGAAAACATAAACCATAGATTAGAAGCATAAGAATATATTCTGTCAGCCATAGCAGAATCATCTGAAAATATTTTTGATACTCTATAGAATGCTTCTTGAGGACTTTGCTCTTCATCTGTTAAGTATCTATCTTTTAATATTCTCAGCCCTGCGTCTGACAATAATGCGTCTTTACTATAGTCCATATTTCTATTCCTCATCTTTCGGATAATTTATTTTGTGTGTTAAATGTAAATTTAATTGGTCAGTGTCAGTGTCTTTATCAATTAAAAAGTCAATGTATTGTCGAGCCTTTTTTAAATCTTCAACTCCCCCTTTTAATTTGTAACGACAAATGTATTTCACTACATTGCCTTGGCAAAAATTGAGTTTGTTTTTAATTATAAAATCAATAGGCTCGATTGCGTGTTGTGTATAATGAGGTGGTTCTTTAATTATATCTGCCATCGAGTTACCTCACCAGTTTTCTTGTTGTATTCACCGTGTCTTAAAATTCTAGCAACTTGAGCTTGTTGAAAAGCGTCATGTTCTAGTAAACCTTCTTTAGCATATGCTTTGACAACTAGTTCCCACTGTTCTTTAAGTGGTAACTTTTTATCTTTAAGTATTTTTTGTGCTGTAACTTTTCCGATTTTTGGACAACCAGAAAATCCATCAACTGAATCACCAGTTAATGTTTGTATCATGTGCCAGTGGTCACAATCTCTTTTAGAAAGTTTTTGTATTGTTCTGCCGTCTTGACAAAGTTTACCTGGAATTTGTCTAAGGTCTTTATCAAGTGAACAGATAATACGTTCTTCTTTCTTTTGTGGTTGTGTAGCTAAAATACCTAGAACATCATCTGCTTCTAAGTTTGGATAAATGATTGCGTCATACTCATCAATTAACCATTTTCTAATTGCCCCTAATATTAAAGGTTTACGTTTCTCTTTACGATTATCCTTGTAGCTAGGTAAGATGTCTTTTCTAAAGTTAACACCATCTGTTAGTGCAATTGTAATACTATCACCTTTAAGATTTTCTTTT